CGGCAAGGGCTTCGGCTGCTACATCGCAGCGGTCACCGGGGACAGCACCATCAGCCCCATCAAGCTCATCCGTATGGAGTTTGAGTACGGGTTGGGCCTGGGTGCGGATCGCACCAATGGCGTTTCGGCCTATCGCGTAGCAGGCGGAACTTACGCTGATCCTACGATCTCGTAATCAGAGGGGCCTGGTGCCCCTCTCTTCACCGAGGGACTGAATGATCGAGAGTCGCGGTTTTAACTACCTCCACTTCCGCAAATGGGCCTGCGATGGCTACAGTTATTACGCCATGTCGCAGATCAAAGCGCTGGCTCAGGTCGGTGCCAAGGTGTATCCCGGACTGCTCATGGAATTGGATGAGACGCCGGGCTGGTATAACTACCTGCGCGGGTTGGATATGACCCGCCTGAATGTGGTGCTTGCTCCCCCGCATGACCTGAAAGCCATGCCGGGTCGGGTCTTCTCCAGCACCATGTACGAAAGCACCCGCATCCCCGACGACTGGGCGACCCATGTCAACACCAAAGCCGAACGCCTGATCGTCCCGTGTCAATGGTGTGCGGACGTATTTCGCGATAACGGCGTAACGACCCCTATTCACATCATTCCGGGGGGCGTCGATCCGGTGGAGTTTCCCGCCACGGGCATCCCCCTCCCGACCAACCGCCCTTACACCTTTCTGGCGTTTGGGGACCGGGGCAGCCGTAAGGGGCAGGACCTCGTGTGGGAAGCCTTTTACAACGTGTTCGGGGATAACCCGGACGTGCGCCTGATTGTCAAGACCCGGCAGGGTGGCCTCCCCTGGCTCTCGACGGCCAAGGGCGACCGGCGGGTGACCATCTGGCGCGAGGACGTGCCCCACATGGCGGACGTGTATGCGCATGTGGACTGCGTGGTCAATCCAACCAAAGGCGAAGGCTGGGGGCTGTTTCCACGGGAGGCGGCCTGCACCGGGAAACCGGTCATCTGCACCGCGTTTGGCGGAACCCTGGACGGCATCGAACACTGGGGCATTCCCATCGTCAATTATAAGATGGTCCCAGCGGCCATCCTGGGCGGCGGTGAGTGGGCCATGCCCGATGTCGAAGAAGTCGGCACGCACATGCGCTGGTGTTACGACCACCGCGAGGAAGCATGGCAGAAGGGTCAGCAAGCGGCGGTGTGGCTGCGTGAGCACCAGACCTGGCAGCATTCGGCCCAGCAGTTGATGACCTTGATTGAGGAGTGGGGCTAATGGCACTCAGCGATGCGGATCGGCGTTACGTCCAATACATGACGGGCATCGGCATCACCGAAGCGGTGTTCACCAACACCCAGTTGGATGAATGGTATACCGAAGCGGGGGATGACAAAAAGGCCCTGATCCTGACGGTCTGGTATGCCCTGCTGGCCGATGCCTCACGGCTGTACGATTACCGCCTGGCGCAGTCGGCGGAAAGCAAGTCGCAGATTTACAAGAATATCAAGGACCAAATTTCGATCTGGGAGCAGAAGGCAAACCAGGCGCAGCAAGTCCGACTGGTGGGGATGCGTGGCATTCCCCCGATAGATCGGGAGTCACCGAGTTCCTGATGGGTCTCAATGCGTGGTTGGGCGTCAGTGGCATTCTGGAAACAACTATCGACGACAACGATAAGGCGTATGACACCGCGCGCCGCATTGCCGAGCAGCCGACGACCATCACGCGCAAGCGCTTGGGGGTGGCCAACGCCGATTTGGTCGTGCGGATTGAAGCCCTGACCCCGCGCACCGACATCTCCAGCCCGGCGGGCAACCTGGGGCAGAAGCAGGACATGCTGATCCTGGGTTATCGGGGACATCCCACGATTTCGAATACCGTGCTGTATCGCGGCGACCGGTTCTTCCACGCCGGGCAGATGTACGTGGTGGTCGATGTCTGGGACAACATCCCCGGACGGTTGCTGGCGGTCGCCGAAGCCAGTGGGGAGCAGCGGTCATGAGAGCGCCGGAACCCATCGGAGATGTCACGCTACGCAGTGTCGAAGCGGGCTTCGAGTGGCTGGTACCGCCCGAACAAGCCTTTGGCGAGCTGGCCGAGGCTTATCTGAACTACTTGCGGGAAGCGCTGAACGTGGTCATGCAGACGCGGGCGAACGACATCCTGGCCTGGATGAAGGACAACGCCCCCTGGCAGGACCAGACGGGCAACGCCCGGCGCACCCTGTTCACCCAGGTCATTCAGGGCTTGACGGATGTCACGATCCTGCTGTCGCACGGCATGTACTATGGGTTTTGGTTGGAGGTCAAGTGGGCCGGACGCTACAGCATCATCAGCCCGGCGCTCGACCATTGGGCACCCATCATCATGCAGGACTTGCAGAAGCTCGTGCGCGGCGGTCAGTTCGCCCAGACGGCCATCAGCCGCACGTGGAATCCCGACACGCAAACGGCGTCGTATGAGGGCACCCCATGACTTTCATGGATGACATCAAAGCGGTGCTGGTGGCCGATACCGGGGCGGGGGGTGTCGCGACCCTGTGTACGGGTGGCGTGTTCACCTATAAACAAACTGGTCGCAACGGGATTACCCGTCTGATCGCCAATGCCCCGTTCGATGCGACTACGGGCTTACTGAAGCCCTGCTGCCTGGTCAAAGGCCGTGAGGAAGTGCCGGACGGCGCGATAGATGACGACCAGACCCAGGACGTAAGTTACCGGCAGGTGGTCGAGTTGTGGTTTTACGATGACGGGGATAACGATTACACCGCCATCGAGAGTGCCCGAAGTCGTGCCAAAGTGTTGCTGCACGGCAAGATGATCGGGAGTAGCAAGTTCATCCCGCACTGGGCGGGCAACATCCTGACCCAGCAGCGTGACGAAGCGTTAGAGAATGCCCTAATGATCCGGTCGGACTTCGCGATCCGGGCGATAGGATAGGAGAAGACAATGGCAATTACGCAAAGTTTCATGTACGGCCTGTCGGACGCCAAGATCGCCGTCTGGAATGCCGCCCAGAGTTATGGGACGGCGCTGGACGTGGAGTCCGTGAAGGTCTTCGGGGTCGAACTGGACATGGAGAGCGGCGAACTGGAAGGCGATGACATCATCACCGACAGCCACTCCAAAATCCAGGCGGCCAACATCACGCTGGGCTTCGGTCTCAAAGACAACGACGTCCTGGCCATCCTGACCGGCGTTACCAACACGGTCAGCACCAACACCGAAAGCATGATCTTCGGGCGGGATAACATGCCCTACTTCGCCATCTGCGGGCGGGTCGATAAGACCACGGGCGGCGGCGATATGTGGCTGTTCATTCCCAAAGTCAAGCTCATGTCGGGCTTGAACTTCTCGATGGCCAAGGGCGCGTACATCGAAGAGAACGTGTCGGCGCGTGCCCATTATGAATCGACCGTCTACGGCGTGATGAAGCTCATCCACCACGCGACGGCGACGGCTGTTACCATCCCACCCACGTAGTCTAGAAGAGGGTTGCAATGGTTGACCAGTTAGCATTGACACCGCCCAGCGAATGGCGGAAAGAATCGGAGGGGGTGCTGTATCGGCTCCCCTCCGGTCGAGTGGCGCGGTTGAGAGGCGTCCAGTTTGACTTCTTCGTGATGACCGGCAAGATCATGGACAGTTTGACGCCCATTATCGCCGACATCATGGAGGGCAAGAAGGATGTCGAGGCCATGCTGCCTGACAAAATCGCGGACCTGCAACAGTACATCAATATCCTCAACTCGGTGTGCCGCTGCGCGTTCGTGGAACCGCAAATCGTGGACCCGCCCGTCTCAGACAGCCAGATCAGCATCAACGATGTGCTGTTCGAGGACAAGGAGTTCGTCTACCACCTGCTGGGGATCGCGACACGCGACTTGGAACGCTTTCGTCGCCAACAAGAAAGCACTCTGGACGGTGTGGTGTCTCCAGAAGGACACCTACCAGCCAGCGAGCCACCTGCTGAACCTGCGGGCGTGGGCGACAGCGAAGACGGGGCTGGACGGGTGGTGGACAGCCTTCCAGTTTGATCGCGCGGTCTCCTGGTTTGGGCGGCACGTCGAAGGGCTGTTGAACGAGACTGACGATAAAGGACACTACAAACACACCTTGGCCGAGGTGTTGGGCGACGAGCCGGACAAGCAAGAGGCCCTGGACTGGCTCACTGGGATGTTTGGAGTAATCCGCACATGAGTGTGTTCGACCAGATGGGCTGGTCTTCCAAGGGAGCCGAGGGTACGGGCAACTCGGTCGGCAATGCGCAAGGACGTATCACGATTGATACGTCCAGTTTTGCAGCGGCTCGTTCCGCCATCCTGAAGGAAAGCAAGGCGCTCTCGGATGCGGTGCGCAAGAATCTGGGCGACGTGTCCAAAGCCGCCGCCCAGATGGCTAAAGTTGATCTCGAAAACCTCAAACAAGCCAACAAAATCGCTCTGCTGGATTACCGCGAAACGCTCAAGGCGCGTGCCCAAGAAGCCCGTGCGGCCAATAAGCAGGAAACCGAAGACCGCCGCGCCCAAATCCGTGAGATTGAAGCCGCCCTGAAACACCAGGCGGCGATTGAACGCGATGCGCTGCGTGCCCACGCCCTGGAATTATCCGCCGCCACCAAAGCCGAACAGGCGACCCGTCAGGCCCAAGTCCGGGAAATCGAAGCGGCGCTTAAGCATCAGGCCACGATAGAAAAAGATGCCCTCAAAGCCCAGCAGCGGGAACAGCAGACCCAGATCAAAGCCCAAACTGAAGCAACCCGTGCGCGGGTGCGTGCCGCCGAGCAGGAACTCAAGTCTCGCCAACGCGCCGCGACCGAAGCCTTGAAGATCGAAAAGCAACTGGCAGAAGAACGGGCGGCAGTATGGGACCGTCGCATGACCGCCGTCGGCGCAGCGGCCACGGCGACCGTCGGTCTCGGTCTCACCACCGCGCAGGACATCAAGGTGCTCCGCGCGCAGTTCAAGTTGTTCTACGGCGACCAGCGCAAGTCGAATGCCGAGATGGAACGGCTGCGCGACCTGGCAGAAAAGCTCAACCAGCCGTTTCTGGAAGTGCTGCGCAACGCCACCGAGCTGATCCCCGCCGTCAAGGGTACGACCGCCGAACTGTCCCAAGCGACC